TTGTTTTCTTGAGATTTCGCTCGAACCGAACCACAGGTGCGCGCTAGCGAAACGAAACGGGTATTTTCAGGGGTGTCACTGGGAAACCCTCGGGCCTCGCCCCCCCGAATACGGTCACAAACAGGAGGGACCCGTTCAATTTCAATGGGTTACGTGGCACAACATTTTGAACGGAGACTGTTTTTTCAGAAAACTGGTCACCATTTGCACCGCTTCGAAACGCCCCCACCCACGCGCGCACCTCTCGACTTACCACCCACATACCGACGAGAGGGCAAAAGTGTCTGGCAGTTTTTTCATCAATGCGATTTTTTTTAGAGCGCCGGATCATCGGCACGCGCGAGGTCAATCACCTGCTGCATCGACAGGTGCTGGCTGACGTACCGGCAGTTCAGTTTGTGCGCAATCAAGCAGAGGCCAAAGACCCAGTGGTGATGCGCAGAGGACCGCCGCAGCCCCACCGCCCTGCACACCTCGCGCCAGCGATAGCCATAGGCGCGCAGCCAGACGATCTGACCATCGATGGGCTCCAGCCCCGCCGTCCAGGTCAGCGTCTCCTCCATCCGACTGATGGCCTGCGGCGATGGCAGCACGCGCATCGGCTTGGGTTCCTGCCCCACCTTGTCGGCAAAGCTCTGGACCACTTCCGGCCAGGTGCTGAAATACCCCGAAAGCCGAGGCTCGGGCAGGCGCTTGAGGACGAAGGCCGCTTCCGAGAGGCGGGCCTCGACCAGCTTTGGTGTCCAGGCGCTCATCGGGACGTCTCCTCGTTCCTCTTGCCATAAAGCTTTTCCCCAAGCTGACGAACGAGTTCACGCTCGGACCAGGTCAGCCGGTCATCATTGACGCTGACCGCGAGCAGCCCCGTATCGCGCCAACCGTCGCGCTTAACTTGGTCGGGCCCGAGACGATCGCCGCCATAGCCAGGGAGATGCCACCGCATGGCTTTCATCGGCACACCTCCGGGAAAAGAGCCGCATAGCCGATCACATCGATGAGGCTGTCCTCGTGCCCCGGGTCATGGGAGAGCCGAACTAGCTTCAGATCGATCATGCAAAGGACAACCTGCGTTGCCGACACGGGGCGTCCGAGCGTGATCGACCAGCGTGCAGCAATCGCCGCGAAGGCCGCATCCGCTGCGCCATAGGCTTGACCTCGGTCTTCAAGGATAGCAGCCGCTTTATCGAGTAGCACGGCGCTCATGCGACACCGCCTTGGGTCTCCAAGGCCCAGTGCAGGATCGCGATGGCATCGGCCTCGTTGTCGTCTTTGGGGCTGTAGCCGCGGGATCGGGCTGCCGCGATCATCGCCTCTTTGGGCGCGTTGCCCTTACCGGTCGCATGACGCTTAATGGTGCCGACAGGCACGCCTTGGTAGGGCACGCCCCGCAACTCGGCCCAGCTTGTCAGGGACGCCATCAAGCCGCCGTAGACATGCGCCGCATCGGTCCCGAGGTGACGCCGCACCTCTTCGAAATAGATCGCCTCAATCGGGCCAGACAGGCGGTCGATCTCGGTGACCCAGTTCGTGAACCGGAGATAACGCATACCGCCGCCGTCATAGCGCCCAGGCTTGAAGCTGGCCGTGCCGCTCGTGATCAGGCCGTCGAAGCCGCACAGCGCCCAGCCAGTGGTCGTCCCAAGATCGAGGGCAAGAATTGACTTGGCCTGTGCAGAGGGTGTGACGGATGCAGCGGATAGTTCACTATCACCGTTACACGTGCGCGCATCTGCGCGCGTGACGCCTATATAGGGGGAACCCGTCACATCCGTCGCAGCCTTTGTTTCATTGGTCATTGCAGTCCCCCGCAAATAGGTCAGAGTTGTTGTCGCAAAGCTTGATCCCGAGGAAGCCGCGGGCCTTACGGGTGTTTTCGCGGGTGAACCCCTTGGTGCTCAGCGTCTCGGAAAAGCGCTTCATTGAGCCGGCATATTCCCCGTTTGCCTCGGCCCAAGCCTTCCAGCTGTTGAAGAGATCAGTGGACCCCGCCCAGAAAGCCTTGTTGCCAGTCTCGCAGCGCTCCTCGATCCAGCGTCCAAGGGCGTCCTCAGCCTCGAAGTAATCCTCGGTGGCGGCCATCACGGCGGGCGGCGGGCGCAGGCCATGCTGTTGCCACTCCAGACAGCCCTGCAGCGCCCAAGCGAGGATCCCATCCCGCTCGGCGAGAAGACGGTCAGGCAGGCGTTTGTCGCGCTTGGCGGCGGGGATGGTGACGGTGAACGGCACCATGTGAAGCCGCCGCTTCATCGCCTCGTCCACATTGCGAATGGTGGGCTTGTGGTTGCCCACGATCAGCAGCTTGAACTGCGGTATGAACTCAAAGAAATCCTGGCGCATGAAGCGGGCCGTGATCTTGTCCCCGCCCGTCAGGGCCTTGAGTTTGCTTTCGGCCCAGCGACTGCCCTGCTCAGTCTCGATCGAGGTCACGACCCTCGCGCCCCGTAGCCCCGCCATATCGGTCGGATGGCGATCCCCGTGGCTCGCCATGAACATGTCCATGGGCGCGACCGTGGCGTAATCACCGAGGATTTCCGTCAGCGTGTTGGCAAAGACAGATTTGCCGTTGGCCCCCGTCCCGTAGAGAAAGAAAAGCGCGTGCTCGCTGGTAACGCCGGTCAGGCAATAGCCGGCCATGCGCTGTAGGTAGGATTGTAGCTCGGCGTCGCCCCCTGTTACGGTTTCGAGGAAACTGAGCCAGGTTGGGCAATTGCCTTTGGGCGCCGCAGCCGCGATTTTCGTCATGCACAGCGACTGATCATGGGGCTGGGATTGCCCGCTGCGCAGATCCAGCACTCCGGCTGTCGTGTTAAAGAGCCAGGGGTCACGATCCCACACATCTGTCGTCGTCGCATGGCGGCGGTCGCTGCGGGCGAGACGCTCAACAGCGGCAACGGTTGAGGCCGCCGAGAGCTTTGTTCGGACCTTTGAGGATGGCGAGCGCACTGCGGCGGCCCGACAAACCTGGCGCGCCAAATCAAAGGCCTGTAGCGTGTCCTCGCGCCTCCAAATGCGCCCGGTCCAGGTCAGCCATTGGCCCCAGCCAGCCACATAGCGCCAGGCATCAGAATGATGATCCGCGAAAGTTGACGCGAGAGCATCCTCTGAGAACCGCACGGGGCTTGGGCCGGCATTACCAGAGCCATCGCCACTACCGTAACCAGGCTCAGGCTCTAGGCCCTCTTCATCGGGGATTTCCCCATTGCGAGCTTGATCAAGGCGCCATAACCGCTCTGCTTCTTGCCGGAGGCGGGCATCTGGCCAAGGTGGGTCAATGCGCGCGTCGTTATACGCGACGATCTCCGCCCAAGCATCGGCCGGCGTAACATGCCCTTCCCGGCTGCGCCGGATCCAATACCCAATGACGCGTGACAGCGCATCGAAGCGGGTCGTCCCATCAACGCCGCCTTCGCGGACCGGCTTGGCAAATAGTTCCGGAACGCTGCCCCGCTCAGAAGGCGCGGCGTTAAAATCCAACGCCTCTGCAGCAAGGCCCTCCATCGGCGGCATCGCAAATATGGCTTCCGCCAGTTCACCAAGGTCAAAATCAACGGGGCGATAATCGAGGATAGAGACCAGCCGTTTCACACCCGACTTGGCATGAACGGAGCCCGCCACCCGAATGGGCTGGTGGGCGGATTTGAATGACGGATCGCCACCCACTTTGGCGGCAATCATCTGGCGCGCCCGGCAGACGCGGGCAATGTCTTCGCCTTCGGCAGGCTCCGTGAGCCGCCAATAGAGATGGAGCTTATCTTGCCCCTCGGGTGTAACGCCGCCGGACGCCACTTCGAGCGTTGGCGTGCCAAGGTGTTGAATAAGATGACTGCGCTTTGCTGCGATGTCGCCGTGATCGATGTCGACCAGGACAACCTGCATCTGTGCAATATGCTCAGAGCGTGCAGCGCCCGCCTCATGGACCGTGCCCGGCACGACGAAGAGCGCCATGCCCGTTTGCGCGGCCCAGTCCGCTTGATGGGCAAGCTTAACCCCAAGATCCTGATCAACAGGCAAGAATGGCGTATGCGGCGGCGCATCTGCTGCACCCTTTTCCGCCAGTGCGCGGACAGGTGCGAGGAACTCGCAATACCCAAATACCACATCCGCGTAGAGCGCGATCGTATTCGCGTCTGGAACAACAGGCTCGGCCACATCGGATGTTTGCAGATGATCGGTCACGCCCAGCACCTCGCGGCGTAGGAACAGAACCGGCATTCGAAATGCTCAGGGTCTGGCGTGTGGCGGGGCAGCTGCTCGCCCACATCGCACGCGCGCAAGATGTGCACGGCCTTATCACTGGCGGCCTGCGCAAGCGCCCCATCAAAGGGCACAAGCTCATGCCAAATCTCACAGGTGTCTTTGTTGATCGCAGTAAAGAGCGCCGGCGTCTCTGTCAGCCCGAGATAAGCCTGATAGAGCGCGATCTGTGCTGCGTAGATAGGCTTGGCCTTAACCACCCCATGCTTTTCGATGCCGCGCCAGTTTTTGGCATTGGCTGATTTGCATTCCCAAAGCGCAGGCACCGCCATGCCGTTTGGCGCCGCGACAACCACACCGTCGGCGTGCCCTTTAACCCGACCTCCTGCGACGGAAAATCCAAACTGATCGCCATGTCGGTTGCGGGTGCGCAGATCGAAGCCCGCCTTGCGCAGCCACTCGATCGCAAGGTCTTCCAGCACATGCCCAAGCGCAAAAATCCGAAGCGACTGGCCTGAAAAACCGCCGCCTTCATCCTTCGGGGTCTTGAGGTCTTCGTATTGCAGGCGTCGCGCACAGGCATCTCCCAAGCGGCTGCCGCCAAGATAATCGCGGGTTGGCCGCGCGTCGTTCTCAGTGACAAGGGCATGGTCGATGATCGCGTTGACACCCTCGGCAAAGCTCGGGGGCTTTTCGCGGTGATTGAAGTCCAAAAGCGCGTCGGTCAAAATGGCACCTCCGAACTTGCGGGTGGCGCCGAGGCCAAAAGGCTTTCTTGGAAGCCATCGACCGCCGCTTCAGCCAGTTTTCCGGCCTGCATGGCCGTGAGGTCTTTGAAGCGGGTCGACCAGCCGATTTCGTCCATGAGCAGGCCCATGGACTTCATGGCCTGCGTGAGCGCTTTGCGCTCGCGATCGTCGGGATCAATCATCGGCGCCCTCCGTCAGTGGAAGGGCAAAACGCTCTCGCAAGAGCGAAGGTGTGAGGTCTGTTTTCATCGAGAAGGTCTCCAGGGGGACCTTCTTCACTTACCGACGAGACCTACAAAATGTCGGATAAGAACAATACAAGAACATCGAGATGTAGCACATGACGCGAAATGACGTCATATGGCACCAGATGACACTATATGTTGCTTGTAAATACATCCATAAACAACATATAGACAAAAAACGCAGATCATGTAAGGTCTTTTTACTGCCCGCGGTCTGTTCGATTCGCCTGTGCAGGACACCCACTGGAGAAGGAAGTCGCTCATGGCCACGTTCAACCCACGTGTATTCACCAACCCCTCTCGATTGAAAGAAATCGATCCTAATCGCCTCATTCTGTTTTTATCAACATGGTCGGATTACTTCATCGGCCGAGGCCTCGACCTGAGCGCTGCAGACACCTCAGACATGCCC